ACACACCAAGAGATTTTAACTGAAACAGCTAAATCTACTTGGGAGGACGATAGTCAAAACGAATAATAAACAATTAAATTAAATTAAATAAAATGGCAAAAAAACAAAAAGAAGAAAAAGTATTAGACAAAATAGTAGAAGAATCTAAAGACGAAAAAACAGTCTTTAAAAGTGATTTTTCAGAAGGTGTTAAAGATGTAGATGGTAATAATATAGGAGAAACTCCTAATTTACAAGATTTTAAATCTGACGTAGAAAAACCTGAAAAAATAGAAGAACAGGAATTAGCTATGATACAATCTATGATTAAAACTATAGAACAGTTAACTAATGAAGTTGGTCAAATAGAAGTTAGAAAACACGCTTTAATGAAAGCCATGGAAAATGTTCAAACTAGATTAGAAGGACAAAGAGCAGCTATGCAAACTAAATATGGAACTGATAATATAAACTTACAAGACGGAGCAATAAATTATCCAAATGCTGCTCCTCAAAATAATACAACAGAAAATGGCAAAGCTAATAAGAAAGATTAGTGTAGGTAAAGATTATAAAAACGACGCTATGCACTATGCTGTTGGTCAAGAAGTATACGGAGGTCATACTATTTGCGATATAATAGAAGAAGATGATAAGTTTTCTGTTTATATTAAAAAAAATAAAGATGTGTTACCTTGGAAAGACTTTAACAAAAACATGGCGGTATCTGTAGAATATAATCTAGAATACTAATGAGAAGTGTTTACAACTTTGTTGTAAAACCAAAAGGAGGAAGATACAACAATAAGAAAAAGATAGGTGATAAAGAACTTATACTTAATACTGAAATTTTTAATCATCAATATATAAATAAAACTGCTATAATAGTTTCTACACCTATAATAATAGAAACTGATTTAAAACCAGGAGATGAAGTTATTGTACATCATAACGTATTTCGTAGATGGCACAACGTTAGGGGTGAAGAAAAAAATAGTAGAAGTTATTTTGATGAAAATACTTATATTATAAATCAAGATCAAATATTTTTAGTAAAATACTGTAAAAGTTTTTCTGATAGTAATTGGTATGCTCCAAAAGGTTATTGTTTTATAGAGCCACTTAAAGATAACGATAAGTTTAGTATAGATAAAGAAAAACAGTTTATAGGTATTGTAAGATATTCTGATGGTACTGTAAACGTAGGAGATATTATAGGTTATCAACCTAAAACACAATCTGAATTTATGGTAGATGGAAACAGATTATATAGAGTTTTATCAAATTTAATTACAATCAAATATGAACATCAAGGAGACGAAGAAACGTATAATCCAAGCTGGGCACAAAGCAGTTGAGGAATTAATTAAAGTAGCGAAAGAAGCTATTGTTGATTCTGATGATGATATATCTGCTGATAGATTAAAAAATGCCGCTGCTACCAAAAAACTAGCTATATTTGACGCATTCGAAATACTTAACAGAATCCAAGAAGAAAAAAACTTACTCGAGGGCAAGGCACCTGAAGAGAGAAAGGAAAAAGTCTTTAAAGGATTCGCAGAAGGTAGATCTAAATAATGTACGAGCAAAGTTTAGTTAAAATAATAGAACCCATTAAAAAAACTACGATTACTAGAATGAATCGTGGTAAAAAATGGAAGTATGGATATAATAAAGAACACGATGTTATAGTTATATCTAAAACAGGTAAAATAGGAGAAATATATGAAATCCAAAATCTTAAAATTGCTTTACCATCTATGCCCGTGCAAGTATGTAAATTGCAAAAAAATAAGTGGTCAAGAATAGAACAACCAAAAGAATTAACTCGTTTAAAAAATATATTTGATTGGAGAAGTTATCCAGATGAATCAAAAAATCAATGGTTTGACTATATAGATGAAGAGTTTAAACGTAGAGATGAAGGTTTTTGGTTTGTAAACAAAAGCAAACCAACTTATTTAACTGGTACACATTATATGTACTTACAATGGAGTAAAATAGACGTTGGAGCTCCAGATTTTAGAGAAGCAAATAGATTGTTTTATATATTCTGGGAAGCTTGTAAAGCAGATAAAAGATGTTATGGTATGTGTTATCTTAAAAATCGTCGTAGTGGTTTTTCTTTTATGTCTAGCGCGGAAACAGTTAATTTAGCTACTCTTGCGAGTGATAGTAGATATGGAATCTTATCTAAAACAGGTTCAGATGCTAAGAAGATGTTTACTGATAAAGTAGTTCCGATAAGTATAAACTACCCGTTCTTTTTCAAACCTATACAAGATGGTATGGATAGGCCAAAATCAGAATTAGCATATAGAGTACCAGCTAGTAAGTTTACTCGTAAAAAAATAACATCTAATGAAAAGTTAGAAGATTTACAAGGTTTAGACACCACTATAGATTGGAAGAATACAGGTGATAATAGTTATGATGGTGAAAAACTTAATTTACTAGTACACGATGAAAGTGGTAAGTGGGAGAGACCCGATAATATTTTAAACAACTGGAGAGTTACAAAAACATGTTTACGATTAGGTAGTAGAATAGTTGGTAAATGTATGATGGGCTCAACTTCAAACGCATTAGATAAAGGTGGAGACAATTTCAAAAAATTATATAACGCATCCGATGTCACTAAAAGAAATAGAAACGGTCAGACAAAATCTGGTTTATACTCTTTGTTTATCCCAATGGAATGGAACTACGAAGGATTTATTGACGAGTACGGACTTCCAGTATTTACTACTCCTGACTCAGATGTACTCGCCCCAGATGGCGAATTAATAGATATAGGTGTAATTGATAATTGGCAAAATGAAGCTGATGGTTTAAAAGATGATCAAGATGCTTTAAACGAGTTCTACCGCCAATTTCCTAGAACTGAAGAACACGCTTTTCGTGATGAAACTAAAAATAGTATATTTAACTTAGTTAAAATATACGAACAAATAGATTATAACGAAGAAATGTCTAGAACATTAGGTATTACAACTGGTAATTTTCAATGGGTTAGCGGTATAAAAGATTCACAAGTAATATTTTATCCCGATCCAAAAGGAAGATTTAAAATAAGTTGGGTTCCTAAGCAAGAATTACAAAATAGGGTTATACTAAAAAATGGCATAAAATATCCTGGTAATGAACATATGGGGGCCTTTGGTTGCGACTCTTATGATATATCAGGGACCGTAGATGGTGAAGGTTCTAAAGGAGCTCTACACGGACTAACAAAGTTCAGCATGGAGGACGCTCCTGCAAATAGCTTCTTTTTAGAATACTTATCAAGACCACCTACGGCTGAGATATTTTTTGAAGATGTTTTAATGGCGTTAGTGTTTTATGGAATGCCAATACTTGCAGAGAATAATAAACCTAGATTGTTATATTATCTAAGAAGAAGAGGTTATAGAGGTTTTAGTATGAATAGACCTGATAAAATTTGGAACAAACTATCTACGGCTGAAAAAGAAGTTGGAGGTATACCAAACTCAAGTGAAGATATAAAACAAGCTCATGCCGCAGCAATAGAGATGTATATACAAGATCATGTTGGCATGAAACAAGATGGTACATTTGGTAATCTTTACTTTAACACCTTGTTAAATGATTGGTCTAGATTTGATATAAACAAAAGAACAAAGTTTGACGCAACAATAAGTAGCGGTTTAGCTATAATGGGTTGTAATAGACATTTATATGCGCCAAATGTAAAAATTGAAAAACCAAAATTAAATATACACATTTCTAAATATCAAAATAAAGGTAATGTGTCTAAAATAATCAAAGAATAAATATGGCAGAGTCTGTTGTAAAAAAATATTTTCCAAGTCAAGTTGTAAGTGATGCTGAAAAGTTAAGTTATGACTATGGTTTAAAAGTAGCTAAGGCTATTGAAAGTGAGTGGTTTTATAGTGAAAATAGAGGAAATAGATATAAAAATAATAAAAATAATTTTCATAATTTAAGGTTGTATGCTCGCGGAGAACAATCTATACAAAAATATAAGGATGAGTTATCTATAAACGGTGATTTGTCCTATTTAAATTTAGACTGGAAACCAGTTCCAATTATACCTAAGTTTGTAGATATAGTTGTAAATGGTATAGCTGAAAGAATGTACGATATAAAAGCTTATTCTCAAGATCCATTTGGAGTTAGTAAAAGAACTGAGTATATGGAATCTATAATGAAAGATATGGCTACCAAAGATTTTAATGAAGTTGCTTTAAGTAATTTTAATATAAATCTTTATGAAAATGAAAAAGAAACGTTACCAGATTCTCAAGAAGAACTAGATTTACATATGGCTTTAAGCTACAAGCAAACTGTAGAGTTAGCAGAAGAGCAAGCTTTAAAAGTTTTATTTGAAGGTAACAAATACGAGTTAATAAAGAAAAGATTTTATTATGATCTTGCTGTTTGTGGTATAGGAGCTGTTAAAACATCATTTAATACGTCAGAAGGTGTTACTATTGACTATGTTGATCCAGCTGATTTGGTGTATTCTTACACTGAATCTCCTTATTTTGATGATATATATTATGTTGGTGAAATAAAATCTATACCTATTAACGAACTTGTAAAACAGTTTCCACACTTAGAACATGAAGATTTAGAAGAAATTATAAAAAATAGTAGTAATACACATAGTAAATATAATCGAAATATAGATGAAGATAATAATAAAGTAGATATTCTTTATTTTAATTACAAAACTTACATGAACGAAGTTTATAAAATAAAAGAAACTGGTACTGGTGCTGACAAGATTATACCTAAAGATGATCAATTTAATCCACCACAAGATATGGAGGGCGGTTATTCTAAACTATTAAGATCTATAGAAACTATATACGAAGGAGCTTTAATTTTAGGTACAAATAAACTACTTAAATGGGAAATGTCTAAAAATATGTTACGCCCTAAAAGTGATTTTACTAAGGTTAAAATGAATTATTCTATTGTAGCACCTAGAATGTATGAAGGTAAAATAGAATCTTTAGTTAGTAGAATAACTGGTTTTGCGGATATGATTCAATTAACTCATTTAAAATTACAACAAGTGTTATCAAGAATGGTACCAGATGGTGTTTACTTAGATGCGGATGGACTTGCTGAAATAGATTTAGGTAATGGAACAAACTATAATCCACAAGAAGCTTTAAACATGTTTTTCCAAACTGGTTCTGTAATTGGTAGATCATTTACACAAGACGGTGATATGAACCCAGGTAAAGTACCTATTCAAGAAATAACATCTGGCTCTGGTGGTAACAAAATGCAAGCGCTTATAGGTAATTATAATTACTACCTGCAAATGATAAGAGATGTAACCGGATTAAACGAGGCTAGAGATGGTAGTACGCCAGATAAAAATGCTTTAGTTGGAGTGCAAAAAATGGCAGCAGCAAATAGTAATACAGCAACAAGACATATATTACAGGCTGGATTATTTTTAACATCTGAAACAGCTGAGTGTTTATCGCTTAGAATATCTGATATTATAGAATATTCTCCAACAAGAGATGCTTTTATTCAAGCTATAGGTTCTCATAATGTAGCTACGTTAGAAGAAATGAAAAGTTTACATTTATATGATTTTGGTATATTTATAGAATTATTACCAGATGAAGAAGAAAAAATGATGCTTGAAAATAATATTCAAATGGCATTACAACAACAGAATATTGAAATGGAAGATGCTATTGATCTTAGAGAGATAAATAATATTAAACTAGCTAATCAACTTTTAAAAGTTCGTAGAAAAAAGAAATTTGCTAGAGATCAACAGTTACAGCAACAAAACATGCAACAGCAAACAGAATCTAATATACAAACAGCTGAAGCAGCTGCTAATGCTGAAATGCAAAAGAATCAAGCTAAAGTTCAAGCCGAGGCTCAACTAGAGCAAATGAAAGCTCAAATTGATTCTCAAAAAATGATGCAAGAAGTTGAGCATAAAAAAGAACTTATGAATTTAGAGTTTCAAATGAACATGCAATTAAAAAGCATGGAGATTGAAGGTACTAAAAGTAGAGAAGCTGAAAAAGAAGATAGGAAAGATGAAAGAACAAAAATTCAAGCTACTCAACAATCAGAAATGATTGAGCAAAGAAAGAGTGGAAAACCACCTAAAAACTTTGAGTCCGCAGGTAATGATATACTAGGAGGCGGGTTTGATTTAGGCGCGTTTGATCCTAGATAAAATTATTAATTATTATTATATTATATTATGAAAGAAAAAAATGAAAAAGTAGTTGAAGAAACTACGCAAGAAACAAAGGTAGATGATAAAGTTGAAAAATTAAAAATAAAGAAAAAATCAACAATAAAAAAGTTTAGCAACGATCCTGATGGTGTTATAAAAGTAAACTTAGATAAACCAGTAAAACCAGAAGAAAAAGAAAATGAAACTAAAGAAGATAACGCTGACGACAGCGGAGTGGTTGCAGAGTCTGAAAACGCCGAGTCCACAGAAAAACAAGAAGAAATACAACCGGAAGCAGAAACACAAGAAACTCCAGTATTAGAAGAAATAACTGAAGAAGAGGTTGAAGAAAAAGTAGAAGAAATAGCTGAAGAAGCTGAAGAAGCTATTAAAGAAAATTTAGAAACTGGAAAACCACTTCCTGAAAATGTTCAAAAGTTAATGGACTTTATGGAAGAAACTGGTGGTACTTTAGAAGATTATGTAAAAATTAATCAAGATTATAGTAAGTTAGATGATAATTCTTTATTAAGAGAATACTACAGGCAAACTAAAAAACATCTAAACGAAGAAGAAATTAACTTCCTTATGGAAGATCAGTTTTCTTATGACGAAGAAGAAGACGAAGATAGAGATATACGAAGAAAAAAACTAGCGTTAAAAGAGCAAGTTGCCAACGCTAAAAGCCACCTGGACGGGCAAAAGTCCAAATACTATGAGGAAATTAAAGCTGGGTCAAAGTTGACTCAAGAACAACAAAAAGCTGTTGATTTCTTTAATAGATATAACAAAGAATCTGAAGAAAATCAAAAAATAGCAGAGGCTAGTAAATCTAATTTTTTAAAGAAAACTGATCAAGTTTTTAATAACAAATTCAAAGGTTTTGAATATAATGTTGGTGATAAAAAATATAGGTTTAACGTTAAGGATGCTAATGGAGTAAAAGAAGCTCAAAGTGATATTAATAATTTTATCAAAAAGTTTTTGAATAAAAATAATTTAATGGAAGACGCTACGGGTTATCATAAATCTTTATATACAGCTATGAACGCCGATACTATTGCAAGGCATTTTTATGAACAAGGTAAAGCTGATGCTATGAAAGATAGTGTTGCTAAAGCCAAAAATGTTGATATGAATCCAAGACAAAGTCATGGTGAAGTAAAAACAAATGGTATGAAGTTTAAAGTGTTAAGTGATGATAATTCTTCTAATTTTAAGTTTAAAACAAACAAAAAGTAAATTATAAATTTAAAAACAAATAAAAATGGCAATTTCAAATCCTGGAGGTAATTTAAATAGTGTTGTTGCTCCACAAAAGCAAACATTATCTTCAAATTACATAGATTTTACGTCCACTGCAACGCAAGGTTGGGCGCAACAATATTTACCAGATCTTATGGAGAAAGAAGCTGAAGTTTTTGGAAACAGAACAATTTCAGGATTTCTTTCACAAGTAGGGGCTGAAGAGGCTATGACATCTGATCAAGTTGTCTGGTCTGAACAATCAAGATTACATATAGCAGTAAAAGGTACGGTAGCAACGGCAGGTTCTACAAATGGTACATTTACTGTAACTAGTGATATTGATGGAAACGATGCCGATGATGGTTTTACATTAGCTAATCACGGTGTTAGAACTAACGATATAGTACTTATTGCAAGTGCTGGTATTGTTACACAATGTTTGGCTGTTGATACTGATACGGCTGTTATACAGGTTGAACCATATGACAAAGCTGACTTAACTGGTCACGCTACAACAGCTGGTGGATCAACTTTATTAGTTATTGGTTCTGAATATGCAAAAGGTGTAGCTTATGTAGATGGTAATTTTGCTACTGCTACTTCGCGTACTCCAGCTAACGAACCTAGTTTCAAATCTTTTACTAATAAACCAATTATATTAAAAGATTACTACGAAGTATCTGGATCTGATTCAGCTGCTATCGGTTGGGTTGAAACTACTAGTGAAGAAGGTCAATCAGGTTACTTATGGTACTTAAAAGCTGAGGCTGATACAAGAGCTAGATTTACTGACTATTTAGAGATGGCAATGTTAGAAAGTGTTAAAGGTTCCAACTCTACGGTTGTTGATACTAGTTTAGGTGCTTCCGCTGATAGTGGTGTTGGTACAGAAGGTTTATTCGAAGCTGTTACTAACAGAGGTAATATTACTACAGGTGTTACAGGTGTTAACTGTGCTACTGATTTAGCTGAATTTGACGCTATCTTAGCTGAGTTTGATAATCAAGGAGCTATTGAAGAAAATATGTTATTCGTAAATAGAGCTACTTCGTTAGCGGTTGATGATATGTTAGCATGTATGAATTCTTACGGTTCTGGTGGTACTTCTTACGGAGTATTTAATAACTCAGAAGATATGGCACTTAATTTAGGTTTCTCTGGATTCCGTAGAGGTTCTTATGATTTCTACAAATCTGATTGGAAATACTTAAACCAGAAAGATGGTAGAGGTGGTATTAATACTGCTGCTACATCGGCTGCTACTAGAGGTATTATTATACCTGCTGGTGTTTCTTCAGTTTATGACCAAATGATGGGTAAAAATATGAAGAGACCTTTCTTACACGTTAGATATAGAGCTTCGCAAACTGATAATCGAAGATTAAAAACTTGGGTTACTGGTTCTGTTGGTGCTGCTACATCTGCTTTAGATGCAATGCAGATACATATGTTATCTGAAAGATGTCTAATTACACAAGGTGCTAACAACTTTATGTTAATGAAGTAAGCACAATTATTTTAAAAGACCGGGGCTTCGGCCTCGGCCTTTTATTTTTATTAATTTTATTATATATTATATTATGGCAAAAAAACAAAAAACAAAAAAAGACTCTTACCAAGGAGATCCTGGTGATGAGCATGTAGAAAAAACAGTAGTTAAAACTAAAACAGTGGAAACTCCAAAACCAAAAAAAGAAAATTGGGAAATAAAAGATAGGTTATATTATTTAAAAAATAATAAAAAACCTTTAACTTATATGATGAAGTCTTCTAATATATATTATTTTGACGAAGAAAAAGGTCACGAAAGAGAACTTAAATATACTGAAAATCAAAGAACTTGTTTCGTTGATGAAATGAAAGGCGACCAAAGATTAGCGCATATAATATTTAGAAATGGTAATTTATTTGTACCTAAAGAAAAAGTAGTTTTACAAAAATTACTTTCTTTATATCATCCACAATGCAACGTTTTGTTTTACGAAGACAAACCAATTAAAAACGCTGTAAACGAAATAGCTGTATTAGAAATGGAAATAGAAGCGTTAAACGCTGCGCAAACTATAGATATAGATATGGCTGAAGCAATTATGCGTGTTGAGATTGGTTCTAAAGTATCAGAGATGAGTTCTAAAGAACTTAAGCGTGATTTATTACTATACGCTAAGAAAAGTCCTAGATTATTCTTAGATTTAGTTAATGATGAAAATGTTCAACTTAGAAACTTTGGTATCAAAGCAACTGAACTTGGTATTATTAGATTAAGTTCTGATCAAAGAACATTTACTTGGGGTTCTAACGATAGAAAACTAATGAACGTTCCATTTGATGAACATCCATATTCAGCTTTAGCCGCTTGGTTTAAAACTGACGAAGGAATGGAAATTTATCAAAATATTGAAAAAAGATTGAATCAATAACATATAATAGTGGTTACCCTTCGGGGTAACCCTTTTATTAAAATATAATAATATGAAAAACAATTTAAGACATTATGCTGGGCCTTCTAGAGGTTTAGGTGATTCAATAGCAAAATTCACAAGAGTTACTGGTATAGATAATTTAGCACAAATGGGGGCTAAAGCTATGGGTAAAAAAGATTGTGGATGTAAAAAAAGACAAGAAACTTTAAACAAAGCGTTTCCTTATAAAAAATAAAATAAATGGTAAGTATAGATACGGTATATCAAAGAGTTTTAGCAATAGTAAATAAAGAACAAAGAGGTTATGTAACTCCTTTGGAATTTAATTTATTAGCTAACCAAGCTCAAATGGAAATATTTGAACAGTATTTTTATGATTTAGATCAATTTAAAAGAAGAGCCACTGATGATGGTACTATGTCAGATACTATAGAACTTATAAAAAGAAAATTAAGTTTTTTTACTACCGTAGAGCAAGTTATAAATGGAAGAATATTTCCAGAAAATTATAGAACTGGTAAAGTTTTTATTGGTACTGGTAATGATGTTTTTGAAGCTAAAAAACTAGATACATATGTTGATGTAACACGTATATTTAACTCTAGATTTCATAGAGAAGGTCTTAGAGAAAATCCTGTATATACTGAATCTACAGTAAGTGGTGAAGATATAATAGCTGCAAATAATGACGGTATTGGTTTAGGTCCTGCACTTGTAAGAGTAGAAATAATAAGAAAACCAACAAAAGTAGAATGGGGTTATGATGTTGTAAACGAAAGAGCAATGTACAATGTTGCTAGATCAAATGATTGTGAACTTCATGATTCAGAAGAAACAAATCTAGTGTTAAAAATACTAGAGCTAAGTGGTATTATAGTTAACAAACCTGGTTTAGTACAAATAGCTGATCAGGAGCAAATTAAAAAAATTCAACAAGAAAAAATGTAAATAAATGGGATTATTAAATCAAACGCCAGGAGAATATTATCAACTAAATAGTAATTATAATAGTAATACTCTTTTTAATACTTTTGGTAATTATCAATTTATACCTTTAGGACCAGGTAGTAGCAATGGTAATAATATTATAGATAATTTTCACGCAACATACGTTGGCGAAGGTAAAATATTAGAAAACGTAAGTTTTGGTGATATTATATTTCATGCTAATAGAGCTTTAGCGGAATTAAGTTTTGATACATTAAAATCTTGCAAATCACAAGAAATAGAAGTTCCTGCTACGTTAAAAATGCCTTTACCACAAGATTATATTAACTATGTAAAGTTAACGAGAGTTGATTCATCTGGTATAGAACACATAATATATCCTACTAGAGATACATCAGCTCCTTTTCCTTTGTTACAATCTGACGATGGTGGTTACGAAATAGAAGCGGTGGCAACTTTAACTGGTGGCTCTAATGTAGTTGTTTTAGATGGTGAATATAAAGAAATAATGGTTGGTGATCGTGTTATAGGACAAAGTATACCAAACAGTAATAATTCTCAAATAAATTTTACACAATTTGGAACATTCGTAAAAAGAGTAACGAATTCTGGAGGTATAACAAGGATAGAATTAGAAGATGGAGACGTGCCTCCAAATGACGTTGATATACCAACAGGATTGGGTTGGAGTGGTGCTTCAACAGGATCACAAGAAACAATAAGAATATACCCACGTGGAGGAGGTGGTATGGCTAATAACAATGTAGAAAGACAAACAGAGTCAACACATATTGTAGAAGGTTTAAGTTTTGACTCCACGAATAATCAAATAACAGCTTCTTCCGCTGGTGATATATCTGATATAAAAGTTGGAATGAGAGTATCTCACGATTCGTTTCCGCGAGAAACAAGAGTTATGAGTGTAAATAATACTGTTATAGTTGCCAGTCATAAACCATCTATAGCTGGGTC